ACCATAAATTTATATCCTAAATCTCTGGCTCTGTGCGTTACGATAGGGTGATTCATACTACACATTGTAGTATGATTAACTTTTTCAAATGTTTCCATTTCACGAGGATTAATTTTACTTCCTTGTTTTACTTCATTGATTAAATCCAGCCATACTCTATCGGCTGTAATTATTTTTTTTACTTCGTCCATTTCGCTTCTCCCCTCAAGAATCGTAGTCGGTTAATCGAGTCATAAATTTTCTCATCAATCTTATGACCCTCGTTAAAAACATCATATCGAATAAAATTTGAACGATATTTTAATGCTCCTAATGACTTTAAAAAATTATCAAACTCATAATATAAGCCATACCAAGCTTTTCTATATCGTTTAACAACTTTGGAAATATCACTATATTCTTCGTGACGTTCCTCTTTCTTTTTCTTATGTTCTTGAATTACTTTCTCATCATCATCTGGAGAACACCATACATAAAGAGTTCTTGCTTTTTTTAATCTTTTATATAAAACTTTGGGATTATATTCGGGACCATCTGCTCTCTCATACGCATATATTTCTTCTGATGGCCAATGTCGATCAATTAGAACCAATTCTTTTTTAGACAATCGAAGTGCACGACGAACAGTTGCTGTATGCCATACTTCCATTTTCTTATGAATTCGTAAATGCATATAACGTGCGGGAAACATCTCCCTTAATCTTTTTGTAAATGTCGTCTTTCCCGTACAATCAGCTCCCTCTATTATAAGTATCCCCTTAATTGCCTCGTTCATATCTCTCATAAAAAATTATCTGATATGAAGATATTTAACTTATCTTTATTCCATATTGTAGATTTATAATCGTCTTTTTGAGCTTTTGTTAACTCATCTAAATTATAATCATCCATCTTTTCAATATCTTCTGCTGGAAGTGTATAAGAATTTCCAAAAAGTTTAGTCTCAGAATGTTCTCCATACGCAATACAACCAGAATCATGTATCATTCCATATCGAACTCTCCACCAACCACTTCCTTTAATCGTATGATAATGGGGAGGAATAATTATTCCCCTTACTTTTTTATATTCTTGAAATAATTCAGGCTCTGTTAAGCGAAGTTGATTTAGATTTGGATTACCATAACATGTTACTTTCCAATTAAATCGTTGACGATTTAACCAGCCATCTTTTTTACATAAAGACGCCATGATCCATTCCTTATTACGAGGACCCTCATGTTCTACAATTCCAAATAAAGTATTAGGTGGAATATTATAACTATCAGTGACAGGACTAGGATCCCAGTTTATCATCTTTTCACAAGTAATTCCTAATTGGTTTAAATCCCCTCCGTCATAGACGGGAGCGATAACTGTATATGGCCATTTATCAAACGCCATACTTGTAACTAACTCCTCCATTTCTTTTTTATAGGGCTGAGCTTCGTGAAAAAACTTTTTTCCCACAGAGTTTCCTGCTTTACTGACCCTTTTCCATAATCGCCAATGTTCTTCTCTAGCGAATGTTCCAAATCCTTGGGGAACATCTTTTGTTTGCCAGTCATCCAATCCGATGAATGCGTCAGGTCTTTTCAATAAAGTATATAAAGCTCCATAAGTATAAGCTGATGGTAAAGAGTTTGGGGGAAAAATAAAAACAATTACTTTATCATACATTGAAACATCTTCACCCGGCGTAATGGGTTTTTGAACTACTTCTATTCCACAGTCCCGTAAGGCCCGTGGAAGACAGTTAGCAGCAGTTGCTATCTCTAATGTATTCTTTCCACTTCCAATTCCTTTTGCTGTAAATCCTGTGACTAAAATTTTCATTCCCATGAACTCCAATTTTTAAACACATTTAAAATATTTTTCATATCGGGCTCTTTCCACCCTTTCGGTTTTGTAACATCAAATTTAGAACGTGAACTTTCTTTTCTTACTTTTTTCATATTTGCTTTCTGTACTTCTGGCCATGCAGCCCAAAATGGATAATCAAAAAGATATGCTGTCCCTATGGCAACATATACTATATCCACCAACGCATCTAATGCCTTTACATCATCTACTGTTTTAACGGCGTCTATAAATTCTTCTAATTCTTCTTCTAGAAATTTAATACGAAAGTCTACCAAATCTTTATTTTTTTCTATTCCTTTTCTTCTTTCAAGTCCAAATTTCTTATGAAATTCCTCTATATCCCTAAGCATTAAACAAATCCTCCTGTAATACTGGTTTACGATAGTCTATAATTTTGTCGTTTATTTCAAACCCTGCGTTAGATTGAAGCATTGCTTTTACATTACGTGCAAGCCATTCTCCAACGGGAGGCATTACTCCTCTCGCTAATAAACTAGGCCAGCCCGATGCTGGTCCCGCAAATTTATAATCAACAGGATATCCAGAAAAATAAGCAAGTTCTTTTATTCCTAAAAGCCTATCTTCTTCTGGATGTATCGCAAATCCTCCTGCGATAACTCCCATAGTTTGTTCACGTTTTAATCTCCATTTCATAAATTGAGGTCTTCCCTTTACTCCCTTACGACCCGTTGGTGACCTGATCCATGTTTCGGGAGGGTTTAATCTCTCCCATATATTTCTTAATGATTCCCCAGGTTTCGAAATTTTGACTAAATTCATTTCATTTTCCCATATGACCCGGCTCCACTCCGTCAGCTTTTAATTCATCAAGTATTTCTCCAACACTAGAGGCTGGGCTCCAGTTAGGAGAGGGTGGATTAAAATTTCCTTTATGCGCCAGAAAGAAAAATCTTTTTCTTGAATGAGGCAACCCTGTATATTGACCATCAACCAATAAATGTGTAACACTATATCCTTCTTTTTTAGCTTTTCGGGTAAAATCCTCTATCATAGGTCTTCCACCTGTCTCTGAATAAACACGTGGAACTGACTCAATAGCTAAAGCCCGTGGTCTTACGCTATATAATAATGAAAACACATCGTTCCAGCAGCTAATGCGAGGGTCATCTTTCCAGCCATCTGCGCCTTTACTTGACGATCCTAACGTGCTCCAAGGCGCACAGGGAGGATTTCCATAGATAAAGTCAACTTTATCTTTCCACTCCTCTGTTGGCCAATCTTCTGGTCCCGAATAGATGGGAATATCGGGATAATTTAAAGAAAATGTATCTCCACCGTATTCTCCATCACCTTCGAAATGCGCTTTAACATCGAAATGATTTTTAACCCCGATAGTAAAGCCACCCGCAAATATATAACTTCCTATTGCTTTCATAGTTCTCCTTTCAAGAAATTTAATTCAACTGTCTTGGTAAGATAAAATCCCCACCATCGTTCGGGATAAGGTTTTCCGTCTTGATAATTAAGATCCCTAATAGTTAAATCTATATTTTGAACTTTATCTATATCGAATCCTCCTCGTAATATTAATGATATCCAATTACGTTGAGTTAATAAAGAGTAATGATTAATATTATCTTCGTGCTTTTTTTCACAATCAGCTGCGGGAACTTCAATATATCCATGCCCTCCCATTTTAGTTAAACGATTAAATTCATATAATGTTAAAAAAGGAAAAGGACTATGCTCTAGACAGTGCCTGCACCAGATATTATCAAAAGTTCTTTTTAATCCTGTGAATGTCATATCTGTCTTACAGATATTTTCTTCAAGACCTTTTTTATAACATTCTTCTATATCTTTATCTGATTTTGTAATTCCTAGTATATTCTCGTACCCTTTTTCTTTTAATAAAGAAAGAAAGTAGCCATCACCACATCCTATATCGAGTATCGATTCAGATTTTTGAATATTCCATTGCTCTAAAAATTTATCAGTTTGAGGTTTAATTACATTATAATGTAAATCAGATTTTTCTTCGTGATAGACATGCGAATCAATTTTCTTTTGAAAAGCATTTATATATATTTCTTGTATATCTTTTTTCATAACTTATAGCTATATTCAGTTTGAGGATTTATAATAAATAAATTATTTTTTACTCGTGTAACGCCTACATAAAAAACCCGATGCTCATCATCGTTTTCCTTAATTAAATTTTTCCATGTTCTATATGAAATATCTGTCATTAAAATAACGTTATTAGCTTCTGCGCCCTTACTTCCATGAATTGTTGTTAACTTAATTCTAGGATTACTTTCATTAAGATCACCTGTTTTTTCCAATGCTTCATAATAATATTTATCTTCTTCAGGAATCATTTCTAATGCTTCTTGCCATGTTCCATGCGCTTTTAATCCATGATGCATAACCAAATTTTCTATTTCATATTCTGTATTTTCATCTATTGTTTTTAAATTTTTATATCCTCTTTTTATTCCACTTCCCGTTCGTAAGCAAGAATAAAGTTTTTTAATTTCATCATAGACTAAATTTTCACCATCATTTAATTTTTTCCATGCACGAATACCTTGAATATGTTTATTCGCCCTAAATTCTCCATACTTATTTTCAAAAATATATCCTTGCTGTTTTAAGAATTTTTGAATCGAGGGAAGTTGATAGTTATATCGTACAAGAATAAGCCATGTATCTTTTTTCATATCTATATATTCGATAGATGAAACATAATTAATAGTTCCTTCTTCTTTTCTGCTTTCCCATTTTTTATTAAATCTTTTTTTAATACGTGATGATATTTTAACTGCTAATTTATATACTTTTGCGGGAAGACGATAGCTATATGGCAAAACTTCTATCTTTCCTTGTAGATTTAAAAAAGTATTAACATCTGCACCCGACCAATTATAAATAGTTTGGTCATCATCTCCTGCGATATATAATCGTTCAATATTTTCTGATAACTTTTTAATAACTTTCCATTGCAATAAAGTTAAATCCTGTGCTTCATCAACAAATAATATTTTGAGGGAAGGAGAGCTACCTTTCTCAAGAAACTGAGAAAGCATATCTGTATAGTCATATATTCCCCTCTTTTCTTTAAACTTTTTAAATGTATTAGAAAATAATTCTTGTTCCCTCCACGAATAATCGCATTCAAGTTTTTTCCAAGTTTCTTGTAATGGCCGTAGAGTAGCTCTTGTTAATTGATCGCAAAAAATAAGCTTGTCACCTAATAAAGTTCCTGAGTGAACTATTTCATTTTCATCTATTCCACCAGACATTTCTAGTCTTAAAAGTTTTTTAAATTCTGTTATATGAGTTCCCTTAAATACTTGTTTTCCATTTAATCCTAAAGTTCGAAAACATAAACTATGGAGTGTTCGAAAATAATCTAAATCTTTTTCATCTTTAATATCAAATTTATCTATTGTACGTTCTCGTGCTTCTTTTATTGCACGTTTAGTAAAACTTACAAAGCCAACGGCATTAGGCTTTATTCCTGACTCTATTTCGGTCTCTAATTTATTAAGTAAAGTTGTAGTTTTACCTGTACCGGGAGACCCCAATATTACGTTTGTTCTTTCTCTATTAAACATGTTCTAAAATATCCTATCGTTTTTTCTAATCCTTCTGTTAAACTTACTTGTGGTTCCCATTCTAAAAGAGTTTTAGCCTGTGTAATATCCGGACATCTCTGCATGGGATCATCTTTCTTACTCGCTAATTGAAATATATTTGATTTTGAAGCTGTAAGTCCTAATATTAATTCTGCAATATTATGAATAGTTTTTTCATTTGGATTTCCAATATTTACAGGACTTTTTAACGGCGATGTTTTTGTTAGTCTAATTAATCCCTCAACTGTATCACTTACATAACAGAACGAACGGGATTGCTGTCCATCACCATACATAAATAAATCATTTTCATTAAGTGCTGCCCATATAAAATTGGAAATTACTCGACCGTCATTTATCGCCATACGTGGTCCATATGTATTAAATATTCTAGCGACTTTAATATCAAGTTTATATAATCGTATGTATTCAAAAATTAATGCTTCAGCTACTCTCTTACCCTCGTCATAACATGCTCGGGGTCCAAATGAATTAACGGATCCATGATACGTTTCTTCTTGAGGTGTATGATCAGGGTTTCCATAAACTTCTGACGTTGATGTATGAACTATAATTGGATTTTTAAATTTAAAAAATTCAAGTATATTTCTCAATCCTATATAGCACGTATCTAATGTTTTAAGCGAGTGCTTTTGATAATGATCCGGACTTGCGGGACATGCGAGATTATAAATTAATTCAATATCTCCACCCGCACATATTTGAGAAAATACTTCTTGCATATCAGAAGTATTGGTAATATCTGCTTCACAAAAATTATGATTTTTATTAATATTTTCTTTTTGCCCTGTCAGCATATTATCAATTCCATAAACAGTATGCCCATCTGTTAAAAGATGATCAACAAGATGGGAGCCTAAAAAGCCAGCTGATCCTGTTACAAGAATTTTCACACTAATTTCCTTAAAATATTCATTTGTTTCTCACTCACTAATATTTTCTCTTTATATTTTTCATATCTTTCTTTTTGATCCTTTAAGAACTGTTTTTCCCAGTCATTTAATGAATCGCTATTTATCGATTTTAATAGAATTTCGAACTCTTTGTATTTTTTTTCGTCAAGATTCTTAATTAAAGCTGTGGGAATGTCCCTTGGTTTTTCCATTTTTATTCCTTTCGCTTTCATATGAAAGTAAAGTATTCGACAAACAATAATATCTGTTAAAGCATCGTGCCAATTGTGATAACCTCCTCCTAAAAAGTGTTTATACATTTCTTCTAATTTTGGAAATTTATAATCATCAAAATCACTTTTTAACTTTAAAATATCTTTCGCCGTCATCATCGTACAATGCGTTGTTTTTGGAATCTTAAAATTTTTACCTATGTGATGAAACTCCCTTAAAATCATTTGCAAGTCAAACGTTAAATTATGCCCTACTAAAACATCTGCACTACTTGCCATTGCATTAAACATAGCTAATACATTTAATAGAGGACTACCGTATTGCACAGCTTTTTCTATAGAAATATGATGAATATCTTCAGCTTCTTTAGAAAGAGTCCACTTATCAGGGTGAATTATACAGGCCAATTGTGCGTGCACTTTTTCTTTCTCATCAGTTAGTTGTGCAGCTAATTGTACAACACGGGGTTGATTTGGATCAGTTGCCTCTAAGTCACGTCTCCATAATCCTGTCGTCTCAACATCACAAAATAAATATCTCATTTGTTCTCCTTGTTTAATTTTTTAATGTATTCCCATGTTTCCCTACCTCTTATTACGCCTTCTTCTTTTACTTCT